CGTCACCGTCGACGCTGGCCGCGAAGCCGCCAACGATCGTGCCGACGTCGAGATGGGTCTGCTGTCCATGAGCGAACTCTACGCCCAGCGTGGCCTCGATTTCCGCACCGAGATGCAGAAGCGGGCGGCCGATATGGTGCACATCAAAGACCTCGCCGCCGAGTACGGCATCCCGTTCGAGCTTCTCTTCCGTCCGACGAACACCCCTGTCGGTTCGGTGCAGACCGGCCCGGAGATGGAGACCGAGACCGCCGACATGGGCGAAGACGAGCCCTCCGACGTCGAAGAACCCAAGCAGCTCGACGAACCCAATTCCTAAGACCATGCGTTTCCTCACCAACGGACTTTCGGGCCGCGAGCCCCTACTCATCGACCCGGCCAAGGCCAAGGACCACGCTGTCCTGGCTGAGAAGTTCGGCTTCACGGATATGCTCGCCCAACTGTTCGGCGTGGCCCCCAAGCCCTACGTCGTCGACGGCATCGGCATCGTCCCTGTCGTCGGCGTGATCGGCAAAGGCCTGTCGCCCCTCGAGAAGATGATGGGTGCCTCTGATGTGAACGACCTTGCGGATGCTGTCGACGCATTCGCCGCAAACCCTGAAGTCGAGAAGGTCGCCTTCCAGATTTCCTCCCCGGGTGGCACGGTCACTGGCGTCGAGGAACTTGCGAACAAGATTCGCGGCCTCGGTAAGCCGACGCTCGCTTACACCGACTCCGAGATGGCCTCCGCGGCCTATTGGATCGGTTCGGCTGCGGACCGCGTCGTCGCGTCTCCCTCGAGCACCGTGGGCTCCATCGGCGTCTACCTCGCCATCCCTGACTATTCCAAGGCCGCCGAGATGGCTGGCATCAAGATGGTGGTCCTGAAAAGCGGAAAATTCAAAGGGGCTGGAATCGAGGGGACCAGTTTGAATGAGGACCAAATCCAGAATCTTCAAGCATCCGTCGAAACCATTCACGCCGAGTTTAAGGCCGCCGTGAACATGAAGCGCAAACTTGTGAAGGCCGACGCCATGGAAGGCCAGACCTTCTCGGGCAAGCAGGCCGCCTCCCAGGGGCTGGTCACCGGGCTGGCCGACTCCTTCTCCGAAGCTCTGCGTTCGTTCTAAGGTTTCCAACTCCCGCAAACTCAAGATGACCATCGAAGAACAGCTCCTCGAAGCCTCGGCCGCCCTCTCGGGCATCACCGCCGAACGCGACGACCTCCGTGCCACTGTCGAGAAACTCACCGTCGGCGCCGCCGCGGAGCTCGAAGCCCTCAAGGTTTCCGCTTCCGAGAAGGACGCCAAGATCGCCGAACTCTCCGCCATCGTCGAAGCCGCCGCCAAGGAAGCCGAAGCGCTGAAGGCGTCCGCCCTCGAAGCCGAAGCCCTCAAGGTTTCCGCCTCCAAGGAAGCCGCCAAGATCGCGGCCTCCGTCGGCGTGGTCCCGGTGGCCCTCCCGCAGGGCGACAACGCCCCTGCCGAAGCGGTCAACCATTACGCCGCCTTCATGGCTCTCCCGGTCGGCTCCAAGGAACGCAACGCGTACTTCGAAGCCCATCGCTCGGCCATCATCAAGGCCGCCCTCTAATTTCCCTCAACCCTACCTAATCCAAAAACATGGCTAACTCCATCTCGGCCGCCCCGTCTGTCCTCAGCGCCGGCGTCCTCTCCACCCTGAAGAACAAGCTGCCCGTCCTCTCGGGTATCTCCACGGTCTTCTCCTCCCGCCCCGGCTCGACCGGCATGGCTATCCAGGTGCCCCTCATCGGCGTCTCGACCGCTACTGCCTTCTCCACCGGCGGCTACCTCACTCAGGACGACGCGACGATCACCTCGGCGACCGTCTCCCTGACCCAGTACAAGATTTCCAGCCGCTTCACCCCTTCGAACCTGAAGGACTACGGCGCTGACTTCTTCGTCAACAACTTCGTGCAGACGGCCTCCATCGGCCTCGCCCAGAAGGTCATGGACGTCATCAACGCTCAGGTCACGAACGCCAACTACAGCGTTTCGGCCACCTCCGGCGCTGACCTGTCCTACGCCGAACTCGTCGCCGTCCAGAAGACCCTCGACGACGCCAAGGCCCCGAGCCCCCGCTACGCCGTGCTGAACAGCACCTACGTCTCGGACCTCCGCAAGGACACCACGATCGTCGGCAACAACGTCCTCGGCGCGAACATCATCCGCGACGGCGACCTCGGCGTCATCGCCGGTGCCCGTGTCTACCAGTTCGCGAACCTCGCTACCAACAGCGAAAACCTCGCCGGCTGGGTCGCTGGTCCTGACGCGATCGCCTTCGCCGCCGCCCTCCCTGACTCCGCTGACATCCCGGGCTTCGAAGTCTCGAACGCCATCGACCAGGACACCGGCCTCGGCGTCCAGGTGCTCGTCGGCATGGAGCAGTCCGGCTACCTCAACGTCACCGCGACCCTCATGTTCGGTGCCGCTGTCGGTCGCGCCACCTCCCTCGTCCGCCTCAAGACCGCCTAATAGCGGCCTAGGGTACGACTTAAAGGGCTCCGCAAGGGGCCCTTTTTTTGTGCCTGTTCCCAAAGCGGGCAAGGTTATGAGTCTTTACTCGGAGTTTCTGGCCGACGCCAAGGAGATGGTGGCGGACTTCGGCGTGGCTGGTTCCTGCAATTCCGGGGCCATCACCTTCTCCTGCCTCATCTCCGACCCCGCCGTCCAGACCGTCCTCGAAGCAGGGGGGTATTGCGAGCGGACCCAGTACTCGGTCAGGCTCCCCGCCGTAACGGCCTCCTGGAGCCAGCCAGACGGGTCTATTGGGGCATCGGCGGCCCTACTCTCGGGCGGGTCTCCCATCGCCAGCCTTGCCCAGGGGAAGAAAATCGTGGCCGGCGGGAAGACCGTCCGCATCACGACCCAGACCTACAAGCCCGGGTCGGCGTGGATCACGCTCGTCGTCATCGACGATAACCAGTAACCTCCGTGGTCGAGGTCAACATTCCTCGGAAGTCCCTTTCCGAGTTTAATGCCACGCTGACCAAGGTGGCTACGCAGATTGGCATGGATGCTCAGAGCATGGTCGCAAAACAAGCCATGCTTATCTGCGCCGACATGGCTACCTTTACGCCAGGGATGCCAGAAGGCGGAGGGCAGGGATTGAGTAATGACGCAAAGAAGGCCGGCGAAGGCGCCGTAGCTGGAGACATCCGTAAAATATTTATTGCGGTAGGCGACCGTAACATCAGCACGCAGAAAGCTATCGTCTTTCAAAACTTGGCTCACGCGACTCAGACCAACAATCAGGCGCTCTTTGATAAGATTATCAAACGGTCACGCATCGAGACCTTGCGTATCTCGCCGATCATGACGAAAATCCTGAACGACCGGAACTACGACCGGGCGTTCCTGAAAGCCAAGAACTACCTCAACCGCGTCCCGATTAAGACAAACGAATACGGCTTTGAATATGCCAAAAACCTGCGGTCGCATCATAACCGCGTCAAAGCCAAGTTCGGAGGCCGCATCGGACGAGACCAACGTATCGGCGAACCGCGTCTTTTGGTAGAGTCTAAACAAGACCTTGATGCCTACATCATGGAACGGCAGGCCGCGGTCGGACGGACCAAGGCTGGCTGGCTTCGTGCGCTGAATATGATCCCGAAGCCATTACGAGCTAATGTCGCCAGCGGTAACTTCGGGGCCAAGCTGCGAAACGCCGGATGGATTGCGCGTCACGGAGGATCAGGTCAGGCCACAGGCACTTACACCGATAAGAACGCACAAGTGACCATCCAGAACTTCATCGGTAACATCAATGCCATCGCCGTAAAGGCCGACACGATGGCCTTGGCCTTGGGCAATCGCGTAAAGCAGATGGAGGCAGACCTCAATCAACACATCGCCCGCACTAAGCGGAAGATGGGGCTCTGATTACTTATCTCCGCGAACCCGGACGAACACCGGGTGGCGGAGGGAGCCGTTCGGGGTCTTCATCTGGAAGTCCACCTCGGCGGTCTGACTTATGAGCTGAGAGCGGTCGGCGAGCAGGGCGACGCGGGTGGCGTTGTCCATGCCCGTGCCGACATTGACTAGGCGGCGTCCGCAGCGCACGACGATGTGGCCTGCCATGCCAGCGCACTTGCCCGTGCCTTCGACCACGTCCACGATCTCGGCATCAGTCGTGTCGGCATCCTTGACCTTGAGCCAAGCCCTGGAGCGGAGGCCGTGGGAGTAGGGGGCGGTCGTGTCCTTGACCATGGCACCTTCAAAGCCCTCAGAGGTAAAGCGTAGGAAGGCTTCCTCTGGGGTGCAGGAGACGCTCGGGATGAGCAGGAGGGACGTAGGGTAGGACTGAGCGAACAAAGTCTCCAGAGAGGCACGGCGGGTGCTGTAATCGCCATCCACGGAGGGGAGGTCAAACAGCCAGATGCGGGCATCGTCGGCGGACTGCTCGGAACGGAGAGCACCGACCGATGTGAAGAACGACTTGCCGGACACGGCCTCGCCATCGAGCACCCAGACGCCTTCTTTGCCAGCCAGTAAGTCGAGCACCTCGTCGGCCAGATGGTCGAGGGAAGGCATCGGGTTGCCGTTGCGGGTCTCAAAACGGACGATGCGGCGGGACAGGTCAGCAGTGATCAGGACGCGGAGGCCGTCGACCTTGGGTTCGCAAACATATGACGCGGGCGTCTCGCCGGCATAAAGGCGGGCCAGCATTGGACCACGGCGAACCTTGGGTGTGCGGCGCTTAGGCTGACGCGGAACCGCATCCTCGAACATGGCGAAGAAGGCGGCAAGTGCTGGGTCCTGTTGGCAGAGCATCGGTGAACAAGCCAATTAAGCCCCCTCGTCCCCCGTCCGTCAAGCCCCTTTCCCTACCAAAGTGGGCAAAGGAAATGGGCACAAAGAGCATCCGCCACATCGTCGAGTCCACCCTGGCGACCTATCTCGTCGCGCAGACCGACCTGACCAGCATCGCCTTCCTGACCGGGGACAGCGCCGCGACCCAGACCCTCCCCAAGGCCATCGTGCTCTGCGAGGCGGCCCGGGCTCCGTCCGACCTCCCCGAAGGGCTGGGCAACTATTCCTGCTCGGTCCGCATCACGCTCTTCTCGAACGCCGACGACACGACCCTCGCCGACCACCGGCTGCGCTGCGCTGCCCTCGCCGGGAATATGCGTGACCTGACGAGCATCAAGGCGGCCTTCGCGGCCACGGGCGACGCGACCTGCTACGATGTCACGATCGGGTCGGAGGACGAAGGGGTCGACGAGCGCTCCTGGGCGACGGCTTTCAGCTACGACGTGCTCGTGGTCCTGCCCCCCGCGTAAGGTTTCCAACCCCCGCAATTACAAATGGCCGCTATCAATTCTGGAACGACCTGCCTCTACGGAGTGGCCGGTACTGTCACCAACCTTTACGTGCAGTCCTATTCGCTGTCGTCCTCGTTCAACAGCGAGGCCACGGTGGTCGACGAAGCCGGCCTGACCAAGACGCACCGCCTGGACGACCGCAAGTCCGAGATCACTATCGAAGGCATCTGCAAGACCTCCTCGATGCCCACCCTCGGCGCGTCCCTTAGTTTCACGCTCAACGCCCTCACGGCTTATCCCTCTGGGACTGCCTCGGCTTCTTTTGTCGGCACCATCACCAAGATCGACGAGAAGGGGTCCAACAAGGGCTTCACCGCGGTCACCGTGACGGCCATCGACTACGAAGGCATCACGCCTGCCTAATTGACTTAGCCCCGCAAGGGGTAGCATAGGAGGCATGGATAAACGCTTCCTGGACGCTTTCATCGACCCGGCACCTTTTGAGCTGCTGGGTCGTTCGTTGTATCCGTGGTGCCTGAAGTACCGCGTCCGCCTGACGGCGTTCGACTCTCCGCTGGTGACCGGCTCGCGGGGCGTGACGCCGGCGGACCTGCTCTTCGCCTGCCAGGTATGCGCCGAGGAACCGCTTGGGGGCCCTATCGGCTGGAAGGACCAGCTGCGTCTTGGTCGCCTGAACGACAACCCGGCCAAGTTCGAGCTGATGCTGCGGGCCTTCTCGGGCTACATCCTGGTCGACGACTGGCCCAAGTTCTGGGAGCAGACCAAGAAAAGCGGGGGTGGGGACAAGGGCGTGCCTTGGCCGCTGGCGATCGTGGCGAACCTCATCGCGTCGGGCATCCCCGAGAAGCGGGCGTGGGAGATGCCGGAGTGTCAGGCCATCTGGTACAACTCGGCCTTCGCCATCCGCAAGGGCGCCGAGGTGGCGATCATGTCGCCCGAGGAGGAGGCGTTCATGGCTGAGGAGGAGGCCAAGGAGCAGGCGGCGTCCGCTTCCAATCCTGCAAAGGAAAAGACATCCTGACATGGGCCAAGATCTAACATTGAACATCAGGACTACGTCCGACGTCCCCCAGGCGATGGACCGGGCCAAGAGCGCCACCGTATCCTTCACCAAGCAGCTTGAAGATGTGCAGAAAAAGTTCAGCACCGGCTTCAAGGACATCTTCCTTGGCTTCTTTGCACCGATGGCATTGCTTAACACGGCCATCTCATATTTCGGGAACAAGATTGCGGAAGCCCAGAAACTAGCAGAAGACGGCTTTAACAAACTCGCAGACGCTTCTACCAAATACGGCACCCTCGAAGAGAAGAGTCTAGCGGCCCGCCTCAAGCTGCAGATGGAGCTGAACAAGGCGTCCAAAGAAGAGCGCGCTGGCAAGGCCGAGATGTTCAAGGCATATCTTCAATCGACCCCGGAGGGCAAAGCCATCGTCGAACGCGAGATTTCAAAAGGCGGGACAGGGTTCCAGCTTGGCATGAACATCCCTTTTTTACGTGATAAGTTCGTCTCTGGCCTCGGCATGATGAACCAGATCCAGGAAGAAATCCTAAACATCGAAGCCGGGAAAATCACCCCCGAGGAGCGCAAGCAGTATCAACATAACATGGAATTGGCGCAACAGGCCGAACTTGACGCCGCCAAGGAAAAGAAGGCCGCCGAACTTGAGAAGGCCGGACAATCGACCCGACCTAAGTTCGGCGCCGAGGGCTTCGGCAACGTCATCGGTGTCGGCGCCAATATGGCAATCGAGATGGCCCAGATGCAGATCGACGAATTGAAGCGTCACACGGAACTGCTCCAGATGATCGCGACCAAGGAACAGGCGCCGATGGATTTCTCAAAGGGCGACAAGCCCGTCGCGGCTCCTTCCAGGGCCAAACTCCTCAGCGGAAAATAATCTATGGCACGCATCGACCAAGGCAACGCACTAACCACGGCAGTCCTGCAACCAGGATGGAACGTGGCAACCGACGGCTACGGCCTCTTCACCGGGCGCTGCACGTTCAAGATGAACCGCACCGAGGCAATCAGCGGATTAAGCACATTTGCCCGCGGCGCAGCGCATCCTGTCACCGAGTTCAATTTCATGGCGGTTCATAAGATCGAGGTGACTTATGACCAGCTAGGCGTCGCGACGATCGTCGCGGACTACATCGGCATCAAGAACGGGGAAGAGAACTGGACCAACCCCAACGTGACCGGCTCGTTTGGACTGACTTCCGAGCCCATCGTCAGCCATCCTAATTTCTTCGTGGCAGCCGCCGGGTTCGCCGGGGCTTCGTCTCCTATCGCCGGCCTGCCTTCGGACTTCGGCGGGTCATACGACGACTCGACCCTCGGGCCTCCCGTCACGGTATTAAGCGCGACCACGGGAAAACCTGTCGTCGTCCCCTCTTCGGAGGGTTATCATGGAGCTTGTTTCGAGACAGGCCAGGGCGGCCGCTTCATCGGCTTCGTCGACCCTTCTCATCCTCACTACTATGGTAAGACCAGTTATCTCGCCCAGGTCACGTCTTTCTCGGGAGTGATCTATTTCAAATCGGCCTACTCCAGCAAGTGCGCCGACTTCCGTGCCGCGGTAGGAACTACGTCAGGGAGCAACAAATATTGCTCAACCGTCAAGGTGTTGCCTGACTACATCGGCACCGTTTTCTTGAATGGCACGCTAGATTGCATGCTGCTGTCCCAAGTCAATTTCGAGGACTACGGAAGCGTCTTCAAATGTTCTTACGAAATCCGTTACAACCCTAACGGCTATCCGGCGGGCGTTTACAAGAACGGCGAATAATATGCAGATCAACCCCGGCTTCGGATACACGTTCACGTCATCGGGCTCAGGGCATAATCTGAGCATCGAGCAACCGTGGAACCCGATCCAGCTTTATGAGGAAGAGGAGTGCGTACCTTTCAAAATCAAGGAAGTGTATATCGCGACCACCGGCGGCTCGACGGTGATCAGGTATCAGGTGTGCCCAGGTACATTGAATAATACCGTCCCGGTGCTGGATGATTATGTCTCTGGAACCACGGTCAAATTAGACCGTGTCACGAGCGGCGTAGCCAATCCGCCTATTGCTCAGATCGGCTCGGCGGCCTTTGATGCCACATCCAAGGAGACCTTCATCGTCCTTCGCGCCGGCGTTCCGGCGACAGGTACGCCTAACTTCCCGGATACGGATGTGACAAGCAATCGTTATCCCCTGGTAGTGGCCGGCAATGCCTTGCCCGCAGACTCAGACACATATGGGTATCTATTGATCGCAAAAATCACGGTAGACAACGTGACAACACCGACCGTGTTCACGGTAACGCAGTACGTCACCGGCTCTCTCTGGGGAGACCGCCTCAAGCTCGGCACGTTGACGGCCCGTTACTACTACGCCCGCATCTGATGGGATACCTGATCGGAGAGTCCGGCAGCATCGCGACCTGGGGTGCGTTGCGTTTCCCCCTGGGCAACGGCGCAGAGGATAGGACTGTAGCAGCCCATAACATCAAATGGAACTCCGGCTTCAGGACCACGGAGGGCAACGGCTTCTTCAGGACCGAAGCCCTGCAGCTCGTCGCCATCTACCAGCCCTATGTCGTCTTCGACGACCCGACGGCGACCTTCTACCTGAGCAACGCCACGAACTACGTCGTCCTCGACCAGCGCGAGGCGGACAAACTGGTCGGCGAGACGGTGACCTTGACGGGTGGCACCTTCACGATCACCTCGGACTACCTCACCGGGACGGGCCAGACAGGCATCAGCACGACGGGCTCCTCGCCTATCACGGCCATCGGCCTGCTGACGGCCTTCTGAGGACGGCCCCCCTCCCCCTTCCAATCGGGGCAAGTTTAAGACCCGATGAGCTGCAACACCGTCACCTTCAAGCGCGGCACGTCCTTCTCGGCCAGCGTAGTCTATACGCCCGACGCGGGCGGTCCTGCCAACCTGCTCGGCATGACGGTGACCTCCAGCATCATCGACGCGGATCGTAACGAGTTCGACCTCGACGTGACCATCGCCGGCAACGGACTGTCCTTCACCACGGTCTATTCGGGCGACACCGGCTCTTGGGGCATCGGCACGGCCCGCTGGGACATCAAGTTCCTGCAAGGCACAACGGTCTTCTATTCCGACACGATGCGCCTAGACGTCATCGGTCAGGTCACCGTCTGATTTCATGGCCCTCACGATCACCATCCCTGGAGCAATCGAAGCGACCACGGGAGCCACGGCTCCTGCTGTCCTGACCATCGGCGTCGGCATCCCCGGCCCGGGCGTCCCTACTGGCGGTACGACAGGCCAAGTGCTGAAGAAACTCAGCAGCACGAATTACGACACGGCATGGCAGACCGACCTCAATAGCGGGGTCTGGGGCTCCATCACCGGCACCCTGTCCAGCCAGACGGACCTCCAGACGGCGCTGAACCTCAAGGCCGACCTAGCCTCGCTCTCCGGTTACGCCCAACTCTCAGGCGCCACCTTCACCGGCGAAGTCGCCACGCCCGCCTCGACGACCACTAGCGCCGGCTTCAGCATCGCCCCAGGCACGGCTCCGACCTCCCCGACCAACGGCGAAATCTGGAACACCGGCTCCGATCTACAGGTCCGCCTTGGTGGCGTTACCGAGACGGTGGCTGAACAGTCCTGGGTGACCTCGCAGCTGGGCTCGTACCTGACGTCTGCCACGGCCGCTTCGACCTACGCCTCCATCGCTTCCCCTGGGCTGACTGGCAACGTCACGATCACGACCAACTCGGCCTCCCCTGCCCTCATCATCACGCAGGACGGCGCAGGCGACATCATCCAGTTCAAGGACGTCACCTCTGATACGACCTACGCTTTCATCGACGCCAACGGCAAGGTCAGCACCATCGCGTCTACGACCGCCAACGCCGGGTTCAACATCGCCCACGGCGCCGCCCCGACGACCCCGGTCAACGGAGACGTCTGGACCACGACCTCTGGCCTGTTCGCCCGCATCAACGCGGGAACCCAGCAATACGCACCGCTCGGCTCTACGAACACCTTCACGGGGACGAACACCTTCTCGGGCGCTACTGTCTCCTTCGGCACCTCCACCGCGGCCTCGACCATCAACGTCGGCACGGGTGCGACCCTGACGGCGACTACCAAGGCCGTCAACATCGGCACGAACGGCGTAGCAGGCTCGACCACGAATATCTCAATCGGCTCGACCACGGGCACCAACGCGATCACCATCAACGGCCCGACCACGCTGGCGGGTAATGTGATCGCCTCTGGTACTTCACTCGACCTTGGCAATACGGCCGCGGCCAGCGCCACTTTCAGTTTCGGCAGCGCGACCACGACGACCAGCCAGTCCAAGACCATCAACATTGGTACCAACGGCGGCACGGGTTCGACGACCACCATCAACATCGGTTCCAGCACCGGCGGCTCCAGCACCACGGCGCTCAATGGTACTGTCTCGTCAACGACCGCGGCAGCGGACACGAACACCACGCAAATTGCGACCACGGCCTTCGTCGTCGGACAGGCTGGCTCGGCTACCCCGCTGATGGACAACGGCACGGCGGTCGTAGGCACGTCCCTCCGGTATGCCCGACAGGACCACGTCCATCCGACCGATACGTCCCGCGCTGCGCTCGCTTCGCCGACCTTCACGGGAACCCCCGCAGCCCCGACCGCCGCGGCCGACACGAACACCACGCAGATCGCCACCACGGCCTTCGTCGTCGGTCAGGCCTCCTCGACCTCCCCGGTCATGGATGGCACGGCCGCCGTCGGCACCTCGCTCAAGTACGCCCGCGCCGATCACGTCCACGCTTCGGATACCAGCAAGGCCAACCTCGCCAGCCCGACCTTCACGGGAACGCCTGCCGCCCCGACCGCCGCGGCTGGCACGAATACCACGCAACTCGCAACGACCGCTTTCGTCACCGCCGCCGTCCCTGCGTTTGCTTCGGTCGCACAATCGCGCACCGGTACCAGCACCACCGTCGCCCAGAACCCGAGCACAAATCTCTGGCAGACGATGAACCCAGGTTTCATCCCCATTGTCCGATCCGCGCTCGCCTACACGGCGACGGGAACCATGGGTGCGGCCGGGATCGGAAACTACACGTCAAGGATGACGATGGGTACGGCGGGTGCGGCATCAGGAAGTTTCCGCGTGTTCGGCGGATCGCAGATTGACCAATCATGGATTTGCGTATCCAAGGGCTACCGATCTTATATCGACTTCTCGCGAGTCACATGGTGCAGCGGACGGTTCTACACGGAAGACACCTGGACGGACCCGCAGCTGACGGCTGCTTTCTATTTCGGGAAAGCGAACAACAGCGCCGACGGAGACCTTGCGCGCGCTGGTTTCGGCTGGAAACTCTCCGGCAACGCCACGGCCTCTCTCCGTAATCCCGTCCTTCAGGTCCACAACGGAACGACGCTGACCAACGTGACGACCTCGTTCGCCATCGTCGCCCAGCAATACTTCGACTGGGACATCGTCTCGCTCGGCAACGGCACCGTGACGCTTTACATCAACGGCACGCAGTACGCCACGACCACGGGCGGTCCGACCGCCGACACTTCTTATTCCGGAACTACTCCTATCATCTGGAACGAGGAGTTGAAATCTACCGGTACGACCGCCGCCTACAACGCCACCTTCTCTCGCGGCCTGCTTTACATCGCACCTTGATCATGCGCTACACCATCAAAACCTCCGGCCTTGTGGTCGCCGACTGGCAGGAACTTCGCAAGGCCGTCTTCGGAGACGCCCAGCCTGTCTTCGAGCAATTCGGCGGCGGCGCGACCTATGCCGTCGAGTTTGCCGAGCCCGTTACTCCTGCCGACCTCGGTCCCTTGGTCAAAGTCGAACTCATCCCCTCCGAATGACCCACCTCCTCGCCCTCGTCCTCGGCTTCGTCGCCGGTGCCCTCGTCTTCCGAAACAACGCCGCCAAGGCCGCGAAGCTCGAAGACAAAGGCAAGAGCATCCTCGACGCCCTCAAGGGCAAGTAAGCCGTGCGCCTGCTCCTGGTCATCTCCCTTGCGGTCATGGCCGGGTGCGGCACGCCCTCCAAGCCTCCCCTGCCCAAGCAGCCGGACGCCCCGACCTCCGAATCCGCAGTCGCATCGGTGGGCAAGGAATGGGACAAGGCCGATCAGAAGGTCGCCGCCTCGGTCGCCATCGCCCGCGAGAACGCCGACAAGCCCGAGGTCGTCCGCTCCGAGACCTCCGTGGCCCTCTCGTTCCTGCCTGCCCCCGAAGCCGGCGAACTCGCCCTCGCCCGAGCCCGGGCCGCCAAGGCCGACCAGAAGGACTACGCCGAGGCCGTCGCCTTCGGCCAGAAACTCCTCGCCAAGATCGATGCCGACTGGGCCAAGGTCGAAGCCGACCAGAAGGAAGCCGCCCGCGTCTCGCAGCTGAAGGACACCCGCATCAAGGAACTCACCGCCGAGGTCGAGCGCGTCAAGAAGGACGCCTCCGCGAATCTCTGGACCATGGCAGGGGTGGGCATCGCCGTCATCGGTGCCATCGCCATGGCGTTCACCGGCCCCAAGGTCGGCATCCCCCTGCTTCTTTCAGGGGCGGCCATCGGCGCGTTCCCCTTCATCGTCGACTCGCCTTACTTCAACCTGATCGTCGGCGTCTCCCTGGGGCTGGCGGCCTGCCTCGGTCTGTGGTACCTGTGGGACATCATCCGCGACAAGGTCAACGCCAAGCCCACCGATGAGCAAGCGCCGTAAGTCCGTCAAAGTCGTCTGGCGCAAACTCGGCAAGGAGAAGGCATGGGGTCAGGCCACGATCGGCGAGAACCTCATCGAGATTGACCCGCGTCTCGGCGCCAAGCGTCAGCTCGAAGTCCTCTGCCATGAGCAGGTGCACCTGACGTTCCCGGGCATGACCGAGGCCGAAGTCGACCGCGCCGGCAAAGACCTATGCAGACTTCTCTGGGCCCAGAATTACCGCCGCATCCTTCTCCAGCCTAACGCCAAGCCGCCACGCATCTCGTGAACTCTCCCATCGACCCAGAGACCATCCCGAAGGAGCTGAAGGATGGCGTCGTCGCCTCCATCCTCGGCGGCCTCGCCATGACGGCCCGACTGCTGCTGTCCACGGAGCCCGTCTCATTAGGCTGGGTCGTGCGCCGAGTCTGCGCCGCC